CCTCAACAAATCCCTCACCTGCAGCGCCAAGATGCCGTACTCGACGAAGCGTGGTTCCAAGCGCAGTTACACGAAGCGTGGTACGTTCAAACGCCGCGCCGGCCCCAAAAAGACGGACTTCGTATCGGCGATCGCGTTACTCTACGCGCAAGCGTCCGATGATGTCAAGAAAGAAGATCCTCAACCTCACCAGCATAGAGAAACGTAACACTATGTTACAGTACGCGAACACTAGCACTAGCGGTGGTAGTAGCGTAACCATCGGTCCCGGCCCCGCCCTAATCAATGGAGGCTCGAACGGATTCTTCATTCTCTGCCCCACGGCAATGGACCTTGTTGAGAGAGGTGGTGCAAACAACTCGATTGTCAATGCAGCGGAGCGCAATTCAACCACTCGCTACATGCGCGGTTTCTCCGAGAATATCCGCATCCAGACTAGCACAGGGCTACCCTGGTTCTGGCGTCGCATATGCTTCTGCGCTAAGAATAGCATATTCAACACTTTCTTCTCCGGCGATACCCCAACACCAAACAAATCCAGTAACGTATCCTATGTGGATACTACCAACGGGATGGAGCGCTTATGGTTTAACCAGTCGGTTAAAATTACCCCTCTCACTCAGACCGCTATTCAGTCTGTGCTATTTAAGGGAATCTCTGGACAGGACTGGACAGATGTACTCACCGCCCCCGTCGATACTCACCGTGTGGATCTTAAGTCCGACAAGATGAAATGCATCCGGTCGGGCAATGCTTCCGGTGCGGTCTCGGAAAGGAAGTACTGGTACCCAATGAACAAAAATCTGGTTCTCAATGACGATGAGTCAGGTGAAAAGATGACAACGGACTATCAGAGTGTTTTGGATAAGCAGGAGGATGGGGGCTACTACATAGTGGATGTATTCCAGCCTGGAACCGGTGCAACTAGTACCGACCAGCTCCAGGTTTAGCTACAGCGTCTCTGTACTGGCATGAGAAATAGGCCCAGCGATGTTCTCCCATAAGTCAACGAAAATGCAGTTTTCCTTCAGCCAGTCCTGATCAACAGATTCCACGTTCCTCGGCTCTTCCTTCCAGTTGGACAACCAAATGCAAGGTTTACCCCAAGTAATCATCTTAGGATCTGGGTAAAGCACCTTGACCTGAAAGTTCATCTGTGCTCCCAACCAATTCTTGTACCCGTGAAAGGACCCAATGCCACCCTGCATACCATCAAACACAGCATACTCTGCGTCTGCATACCGCATAGCCTCGGCTCCACTATACAGTCCACTGAAGAACAAGTGGTTGCCTAGAGACCTAGCCCATACGGTCTTGTCGAGCTCCGATTCCCCGACAACGACTAAAGACTTTCGCCTACACTTGTCAGCGTTACATACATTTCGTGTTACACCATGCCTAGCGGCGAGCGACCTAGCCAAAGATCTGTCCGCGCAGGACGTAGCCCGAGCATAACTCGGAAGATGACTCACCTCAATCCCAGTGGTCCAGATCCCAGACCAGCCTGACTGAGCCACTCGTTGATTCTCTCAACCTTTGACGCGTCAATCCATACTCCATCGGGGGTAGCGTAGGGTTCATCCACAGGCCTGAACTTCCAGTCTGCGTAGCTCCGGAGGCTGTTGAAAGAGCGGCAGACATGTTCTGGAGCCAGCTCGTGACAAAGTCTCCAAAATTCTCCTGCGTTCTCTGCCATCGTAATTGTAGCCCAGACAACACGAGACGAGCGAGCGCCACTTCCGCTCTGTCCAGATAACGGCCGTTCGAGTCCTCCTGCGACCACATCGCCATCCTTGATCCCGTAGTCGTAGCCCTTCTCTGGAGTCCCTCCAGACTTCTGTATGTTAGGGTGGCGGCCTCCCACATCGAAAACATCAGCCTTTCGACTGCCGAACTGTCTGCCGAAATCGACGAGAGCGTGGAAGTGAATTCCCCCATCAGCGTGAGACTCTCTTCCAACGGTACACTCAGCTCGATGCGTTGAGAACAACCCCACAATAGCCCAAGGAATCCGAGGTCTCCCACATTGTGCATAGGTGATGAGGGCATAGCGGCACCCCTTGATGTGAAATCTATTGCTCGGCATGTCCCCAAAGGCCCTTTTGCAAACTAATATTATAGCAAAAGGGACAGGGACACCTGTCACTATAAGTACCCCTTCCCCATCCCCGCTTTGCGCGATTTAATG